CTTTGCAGTATCAATACTTAATATAAATCTATTCCAATTCAAATGATAACCATAATTTCCTGATTCTTCTTTTAGTATATCATTATTATCTAAATATCCATTAAACATTAAATGTATATCTGAAGTTTTATAATTTGTAGTTTCAACTACAGGATTTGTTAATGCAGTTGCATATTCCATATTGAACACTACAACAAAATATCTTGTTGTATTTTGAGATTGAGCAAATTTATCTATTAAATGAATTGCATGAGGAGTAACATCATAATTAGCAGTTTTATAACTAGAATAATCGTAAGAATTTACAAAAGATGGTCCTCCTTCATAATCTGGAGTTACATAATTATCCAATATAGGACTTAAATCAAATATACCAACTCCTGAAGAATTAGGATTTGTTTTTAATGTAGCAACTAAACTGGATGAACCTAAACTACCAGATGAACCTAAATCTGATGCTAATTTTGCAACATAAACTCTTGCGATATATTTTACCTTTACATAATTTGTTACTGAATATAAATCTTTCATTGTAAATATTACCTTTTCTCCTGCATGAATTAAATCATATAAAGGTTTTTGATGTATTGTTAAAGCCATTTTTTTATTATGTTAGTTTTACTTTGAATCCATGATATACTATTCCCTTTTCTAAATCTTTTGCATAATTTTCTGACAACTTTTTAATAAATAAATTTTTTGTTGCTGATATTGGTTGAGCATAAAAACTGATTCCTGGAACTCCTTTTCTTATTATCCCGTATGCCATTGCGTAAGCTATTCCTTGAACTGTCTGTCCTGGAGATATAGATATACCATTTTTTGTTATCCATGGTATTAATGCTGATACTAATTTTTTAGAAGGATTAGGATATCTAAATCTAAATTTAGTTCTTTTTCTTTTTCCATCTACATCTAAATAAGTTCTATTTCCTGCGTAATTCTTTTTAGGTCCAGCCGCTCCTTTTCTAACTATTCCTCCCAATCCTTGAACTCCTCTCTCAACAAATGCTCCATATCTATTACTATTAAATTTTATTAGATATTGACTTTTTTTAAATCCTAATCTATATTGTAATGACCTACTTAATCTTCCTGAACCTCCTGGAGCTTTCTTTTTTATAGTCTTTCTAGCATACTTGATAATATAATCCCCATAGGAAGATAAATATCCTTCTAAGTTTTTATAAGTTTTTCTAAGAAGCCAAGATTGCCTAGACATTATATACTAGCAACAAATACTTCTACTTGACAAGATGCTGTATCAGATTGAGCAGTTACATCTGTAATCTTTTCTAATCCTCCTGTACTAGCTACTGCGTTCTCTGTACCATTCATACTACCACTATGATTATGTAATATAAAACTTTCTCCTAATCCTAGCTTATATAAAAACTCATCATTTGCGTCATTAGATATTCTTAGCAATATGAAGTTAGTAGCATCTGTATTTGTAATTCTTACATATTTTACTAAATCCTTATCAAATATACTTCCTCCTGGAATTGATGCATGAGTAGAATATAGATTTACCTCTGATGTAGGTACTGTTACCACTCTTTCTAATGTATCTATTATACTTGCAATTACTTTTGTATTTGTTGAACCTCTTGTTGCTCCATTGATTGTAACCGATTCTGTTACTGAAATTGTTAAATCTGCCATTTTATTTTTTTTTAATTGTTATTGAAAAAGGTTTTACTATTATTTTATATTTTCCTATTATATATTCTAATTTATTATCTTTCATCATATTGATAAGATTTCCTATAAAACCTTCATCTTCTCTTTTTACTCTTTTTACTTTACGCATATCACAGAATTATCTATTGGTACAATACAAGAATTTAATTGAGATTCTACTTCTACTTTTATTTCAGCAACCCATCCACAAACTGCATTATCAAATCTTTCCTGGAATGGTTCTATTGTAAAATCATCTTCTATCCAATATCTAGGTTCTTCTCCATCATTATCATATTGATACATTATTTCTCCCTGTTTTAATAATGCTATAATATCCGTTACTATTTGCAAGGTATCACTTTGAACATATTGTTCTTGATTTCCATCTGCATCTACCATATCCATAACAAATATTTGGAAATTAAAACTTTTAGTTTGTAAACTGACTTCTGCATTTACAGGATTAATATGATAGAGAGGAAATAATGTAGTATCTTCTAAATCAATATCTGAAACATCTCCTGTTGTAGTTGTTTTAATCTGCAAATGCTGTTCACCTAAACATTTCAACATATCAATTACATTTCCGTAAGTTTTATATCTTATACTATCTACCATATTTTCTCATTTGTTGTTCGTGTTGTTGAGTTTTAATTCTATCTATGTCTTGTTTGTAACACATGAAGTTGAAACATTCTTGTACGGGTAATTTAGTTATTGATTCTATTTTATCAATAGCCTCTCCAGCTAATATATAAAGGGTATTATACCATCCCCATTTTTCTGACATCATACTTTCATTATTCATAAATCCTTCATATTCTTCTTCAATTGTTTCATTGAAGATTTCAGAGTACTCTGTAATAATTCTTTCCCTAAATTTGAAAAAAAAACCGAAACTCCATAAAAGTCTCCTACCATTAAATTATTTAAGAACAAATCTTGTCTTTCTTTATTTGGTTTGTATTCTTCTATCCTATATTTATCTCCATCTTTTGCAATTATTGGTCTGTATAATACTGACATTATCTTATGTAGATTTTTCTCTACTCCAGTTGAGATATATGTATCTATGTCAACCCACTCTCCCATTGTAATATTAGAAATATTTGGATGAAATCCATACTCTATATTATCAATTGTTATAAAATGTTTCAATTCATCTTCTGGTAGATTTTGTAATAGTTTAGTAATATATCCACCTATTCTTGCTACATTGTTAGTTGATAATCTTAATAAATCTTCTTCTTTTATATCAGTCAGTATATGAATAATCTTAGTTACTTTTTCAAGCTCTCTTAATCCAACTTGTTTTGATAATTCAATTACTTTTACATAATCAGATAAACTAACACTATCCCAATTATCAGGGATTTCATGTATTATTTTTTTGGAGTCTTTTACTAAAGTGATTTTCATGATATATAAGAGAATTAATTAATAAATCGTTTACTGTACAAAATACTTACCATAGTTCATATCTATTTCATAGAACATTCTCATCATCATAGCATCAGAGTAATCTGGTGAGCGTCCTATTATTGTCTTGATTATTTCTTTTGGAAGTAATTTAAGTTTCCCATCTTTGTCCATATCTTTAGAACGAACCTGTTCCAGTTCTTCTATGATATTATTTTTTTGAGTTATGTCGTTTGTAGTAATTCCTATCTGTCCTTTGTTTATCATGTCTGCTAATTTATAGTAACATTGAGTTTTTAAGTTCTGATAGTTTTCTTTATTGATAACTTTCCCTCCATTTAAAAATCCTTTACAATTTAACATATCAACTACACCCCCTCCGACGCCATCCTCATCACAGATTATATTCCTTAAGTTTACACCCTCTATTCTTTGCATATCCTTAATTTCATCTACAATCTGTGTTACAGACGATTTAAGGAATGTTCTTGTCTTTTTAATATGAAGCCCTTCCCAATACATTATTACTGTCTTATCCGTTCCAAATCGTGCTACATCACAAGTTATATATTTTTCCCCTTCAACTCCATTTTGTGTAAATAGGTTCAAAATAGAATTATAGTTTATTAGATTATCTTCGTTAGCATCATATTCCCAATTTCCATACAATAATCTTTGTTTACTTATTTCATCTAACTTATCTAATTGTCCTTTATAGTGTACTGATATATAAGGATTGTCATCAACTAAACTTTGTATAAACTTTTTATGAGGTTCTATCTTTCCTTCTTTTGCTGGTCTATAGTATTGTGTATATGTCCAATTCTTTGAGGGATTACAAGTCAATAACAATTTAGGAATCAGATTGTATTTATCTAACTTATATCTTATCCTAGAATTTACTATGTTCTTAGCTTTCTCTGTTATTTGATTTGCCTCATCTATGAAAGCCCCTGTAATTTCTAAACTTCCTAATGAATCATAATTAGGGTCCGCTGGATAGTGAAACAAATCCTTCAACATTATCTCACTTCCATTATAGAATTTTATGATATTACTTCCAGCGTTGAAATTAAAATGTTTTCCTGATATTATATTCCATTGCTGACAAATTTCAAAGAATGTATTTAGAGTTGTTTTCTTTAAGTTATCTAATTTACTTCTCCCCATCAAATATCTAGTTCCAGGATATTTTAGACAAAGTAATATCAACCAACTACAACCGATATAGGACTTACCTCCACCTGCTGCTCCACCGAATAACAAATCATTCGTTGTATTATCAAATAAGTATTTTATAGCCTGTCCTTGAGTCTTAGTGAATTTTGGATTAATAATCAGTTCCATCAATCTTTATATTGATTTTAATAGGTTCATCTCCACTTGTAATATCTAACTCTGATTTTTCTATATACCCTCGTTTCTTTCCTTTTGTTTTCAAATAGAATATTGTAGCTGAAGTGTTCCCCTTCTCTATTTGATTATGTAATTGACTTTCAGCAAAGTCCAGAGCAATGTTTTCAATTTCCTTTACTTCTTTTGAAAACTCTTTGTCCTCATTCATCCATTTGTAGAATGTGCTTCTAGGTAATCCTAGTTTCTTACATGCTATTGTTACTACTCCTAAAGAAGCTTCAAGAGCCTTAATCATTGATTCCTTTTTTATGTGCCTACTTTTGTCCATTTTATATTCCTTTGAATTTATTTACAGCATAGAATACTAGAGAGTTTCTATACCCTGTTTCGTGTATTTGTTTTATAGGAGTAACTCCATGAACATTTCTCCAAGCTGGATATACTAACATACTATTGTCTGCCTGTTCAAATGTTGCATTGTAGTCCGGTACATTTAAGCATCCTCCTTTACTATTGTTTCTCTTTGTTAAAATTACATTTACTGCTCCTTTGATGTTTCCTGTATCTCTATGAAAACTTGCTGCAATATTAAAATTAGATATACTCCCTGTAAATAAGTTTCCAAATCTCCATTGATTATCTACATCTTTCATTTGTTCAACTTGACTTTCATATATATTTGGAGTCAATTCTTTTATTAGTTTCTCACTTTCGTATGCTGCTCCTAACATTGCTTTGATAAATAACTGAGCCTTCTTGTCTTTGTGGACTTGTGATTTGTTCGGGTATGGACGCCTCATTACAGGGTTCGGAGGAATAGAACCGATTATCGTGCTCCACTGACTGCACCCCAATACTCTTGATTCTGCTCTAACATGTGATTTTGATTTGTCCGCTTCATTTGTTATCGTGCTCATTCTGTCTAAAAATGTTTTCGGCACCCTATCACTTCTGAACTCTTTATTTGCAACTGAGAGTAATTTAGATAACTTCTTAGAATACTTTGTGATGTCTTTAATGTAAAACCCTATAATCTCCCCTTCACTTTCTAACAGACAATCTTCTTTTACATTCGGTTCAATGTATGGACAATTCTTTCCGACTTTTGAATTGTGTTCTACTTTCTGTAATTTAATTGTTTTCATTTCACTATTTTATTTAATGACTTTGAGAACCCTTTTATATCTACCTTAGCATCTACTCTGTCTTTCTTTATTACCACTTTTGCAAAAGGGTACCATTTCTTTACTAAATTTTCTGTCCAGATACTATCTTTTTTATTCTTATACATGTCAAAAAGACCTCCTTTATTACTACCTACATTCGGACAAGAAAACCAATAGTGATTGAACCTTAATACTCCATATCCATTTTTAATAGTTTGTAATTGGAAATCTCTATCCTCTTTTGTGTTGTCCTCATATTTCCATGTGATTTTATTTATATTCATTAGAACACATAC